AAGCCTATATACGCTAAAAATAGTATCAAAAGTATTTTATATATATATATCATTTTAAACGCTTTGCTTTATTTATTGTGCTTTCTATATGTTTTTGTGTTTGCTTGTGTAATTCAAAATCTGTTATTTGGTTTTGCCTACGCTTTATTATAGCGTCAGTTTTATAATCTTTTAGCCACACACTCCATGTGCGAACATTTATAAATACACTTGTACCATCTTCTGCTTTTCTTAAACCTTTATTCATAGCAAACGCTATTTCTTGCATTGTTAAATTAGTATGATAATTTATTATGTCATTGTAAAATAATTGTGCCATACCTTTCATTTGTTCTTTGTCTGGCTTTTGTCCTAGTGACGCATAACATACACCTATTAAATCTAAACACTCTAGTTTTAATTTATTAGTTTCACCTGCCTGCAATCTATCGTATATTCTCATTTTTTTTTCTATAATACTTTTTACTTCTTTCTCTATCTAACATTCTTGCCCTATCTTTTTTATATTCATACTCGTAACCCATTACTAGAAAATAGGCAGAACATGTAACAAATTTATTATTATTCTTTAATTTCATTTCTTATTTGTTCCCAAGTATCAATTAAATTTACTTTATGTGTTTTTGTTTTAGCAAATTTACTCTCATTTTTACTCCATGTTTTTAACCTGCGCCCTATGTCAAATGTTTTTTGCATTTCGTATCTTAATTTAGTTTTACTTCTATTAGGCTCAGTCCAATAATCTGTAAATGCCTCTAACATATCTACACTATATAACTCAAAAAAATTGCTAGTTTCTTCTATAAACTTATATGTAGCTTTTTGCAAATCTCGTTTTTTAGTAGGTTTAGTTTCTAATTGATAAGATTTGTAATTTATAACTGTAATAAGTGTATTTTTTGTACAACTGCGTACATCTATGTAACCTTGTTGTTTTAGTTTTTGTAAGCGCTTGTATATTGTAGATGGCTTTATATGTAACTCTTCGCTTGCACTTATTCTGCCTGTAATAAATTCGCCTACACCTACTTTTCTACCAAACACTACATTAGGTGTTGTGTTAGCTTTTAAAATGCACCATACAAAAACCTTTAATAATTCTGCATCTGCAAATACGCCATTGTCTAAAATTTTACGATGTAGTTTTATATATCCTTGCACTATTCACTTAATTTATATTGTGCATATCTAACAGGCTCACCAAATTTATTTTTAGATTTTAAAGTTGTTGTTTCTATATTATAACCCTCATCTTTTAAAAGGAATATAATAGCCGCAAGCCTCATAATACTATAATCAAAAAATGCTTGTAATGGTGTAATCTCACCTATTTCTTTCAAATGTCTTAATACTTTTTGTTTTTGTGTTAGTTTTTTCATAATAATTATTCAGTTAATAAATATTTTCTTATCTCTAATAAATCTGCTATTGCAGTATCTACATCGTCTATTGCTTGTAACTCGTTAATAGTTTGTAAGCGTTCTGTTTGCGTCATATACTCCTCAAACACAGTATTAAAAATATCTATATAGTCTGGATGCATACGAGGATTTTGTATATACTCTTTATGCAGTTTTAAATAGTGGTAGTAATTTGTACGGTGTTTACAAAAATGTTTTGCCAACTGTGACGGTTTTAAACCACATTCCATTAAAATGTTACAGATTACCATTCTACTAAGTACTTGTACACCTGTTTTTTGTTTTACATTAATTTTGTCACTACATACACCTGTATATTTACTTGTTATGTAAGTTAGTAACTCTATCTCTTTTTGCAAATTATTTGTACTATTCATGCTCATAAAAATCTTGTATGTTATAACCTTGTTTATATAAGTCATCTACATAGTTAGATAACTCTTTATCTGTACCTGTAAAAACTACACCAGAATCGTTACAGCTGTCTACAAACGATTTACCTATAGTTATATCTTTAGTGACTACTGCACCTAATGTGTTAGTTTTAAATGTAATAATAGTCTTTTTTACTATGTTATTGTCTAGCTTAGGTATAGTTTTTATAATAAATCTTTTGTTTTTATAATCTAACAAACCATACTCGTTGCTTGCACACTTATAGTTTAAGCCTTTATTAATGCCGTCTTGTGTATAATATGGGTATGTATCATATATCATAACTCTATACATTTATCATCGTTTTTGAAACCTAGTTTTTTTACATACTTGTATAACATTGTAGAACATTTTACATATAATTCTATAAATACAAATTTATCGTAGGCATAGAATTTTTTAGTATTTTCTAATTTGTCTGCTATATCTCTTAGTGATTTTATTAACTCTTTCTTTGTCATAATTAAAATGGCATTTCGTTATTAGTTTCTTTATTTGGCTTTTTGCCTGTTGTTACCCATTCTGTAAACATCTCTGCTAATTCTATTACATCTGCTTTGTCGCCACCATTATTACATATATAATCAGTTGCACATTTTAGTGTAGATTGTCTGATTATTAATGTTTCTCTGTCTGTAGTATTAGTAGTAGTAGTTGTTTTTGTATCACTTGCAAAACTAGATTTATATTCAAAATCTGTAATAGGTTTTATTTTTGGGTATTTACCACCTGTAAACTCAAAATTTACTTCTTCGCCTTGTACAAATTTGTTTTGATTGTCTGACTTGCTTAAATATTCACCATGCAATAATTCATTGTCTGACTGTATACTAATCTCGTATTTGTAAAAAGTACCATGTTTTAAATCTATAGAGCCGTTGCTCTGGACTTGCTTGACTATTCCTTTCATATCTAATATGTTAAATTAATAATTTTTAATATGTCTAGCGCTATTAAAAGGGCGGCTATACTTAACCCTATACCGTAAGTAATAATTGTATCTCGTTTCATATTATAATCTATTATAAGTACTAACTAAATTTTTTACTAATTGTAACGATATTTTATAAGCCTCTATTTGCCCTTGATACCACTCTACAAGTGTTTCGTTATCTTTTTGTTTGTACTCTATTTGCTTTTCTTCTGCATTTTGTAGTAACTGTTCTAGCGAGTGTACTTTACACCTAGCAAAGTATAAAACATCACCTAGTTTAACTTGTTCTACTTGTACTTTAGTATCGTTGTATATTTCTGTGTATTTATCCATAATTATATATATAAAAAAAGCTAGGTTATTAGCCTAGCATAGTTATTATTTTTTATCTTTTAAGTAATTAATTAATGTTTTGAACTGATTATATTTAAAAGTTTCATTTTTCAACTCGTATTCCCACAACATTAAATTAATTTGTGCAGTTGGGTAACTTTTGTCAAATGTTACAATTTTAATTAATTGCTTGATAATGATTTTTAAAGTTTTAATTGTTAGTTGTTTTAGTTTGTTAATTTAAGTTATTCAGTTAGCCAATCTTTGCAGCTTTTTAATGTAGGACCAAAGAATGCTCTGAATATATTGTTGTCGTTGATAAATACAACTGACCATTGTTGGCTTAGTTTTACATCATATGGTTGATACTGTATCTCTCCCTCTATCGATTGTCCATTCCAAGAATCAACTCCTTCGAACTTATATTTTCCATTTTGTAACTTTGTAATCTTCATTGTTTTGTGTTTTAGTTTGTTAATTATGATGCTAATATACAACTATTTTATTTATTAACAAAATTTAGTATATAACTTATTAACAATTACTATGTTAATAACATATATATATTAGTGTATTATTCTTGTTTGTGTTATTTTGTTGTTACACAGATAGTGTAACTAACTAAGTTTGAGTAACTTAGTACCTTTTGCCATTATAATAAAATGTATCTTCAAAAGCTAGTATTTGTGTTACATAATATCTACCGTTTTCATCTATGTGTACTATAGCGAAACCATTATTCCATTTAGCTTTCATGGCTCTAGATGCGTAACTAAAGGCTTTACTATTTAAATCACACATAGTGCCTATGTTAAAACCACCTACATTACCCTCTATAAATGTTTGTACTCTATGTGTATGTGCAAACATAACGCTATGTCTAAATGTATCTATATGTTTTTTTGCACTATGTATATTACAATAGATACCGTGTATTAAATCTAGATGCCTACCAATTGTAACTTTGTCCTCTTTCCAATCCTCATACACATCATAGTTTCTACTGTGTAATGCTAGTGCCTCTGTTGGCGATTTTATAACACCTTTGCCTAATTTAGCGTTGTCTATCTTACTCATATATTGGTTATACCAATCTTCATGGTTACCCCATATATATGTTTTGTGTACATTATCGTCTAACACGCTATCTATCATATCTAACGCATCGTTACCTGCTTTATATTCTTTTGTTAGTGTTGTAGTACCTTTTAAACCACTACTATGCCTAGATATACTAGCCATATCTAAAAAGTCACCTATAAGATGAAAACCTACTATATCACTACCTAAATCTTCACATAAATTTAACAAGCCATTAAACAATTTTTTATTGTGTGCAGGCACATGATGGCAACCACTAACTATGTGTATACCACTTGTGTTATACTTATTTGTTACTATAGGTTTTGCGTTACCGTTTTGTTTATGTTTACGATAATCTTGTAGTAATTGTTCTTCGTCTGGTTTTAGTCTATATCTGTTATTCGGCATTTTTTATCTTTTCATAACTACGCCCGCCAAAGTATGCACCGAAAGCGGTTATTGCTAACATACTCCATAAATCAACCATACTACTATTTAATTCTAAGTCACTAAAACCAAAATCTATAAGTGTAAATATAGTAAGTACTAGTAGTAAAAAAGCTAAAGAAATTGGGCGTATGTTGCGTGGTAACCAACTACTCTGTGTATTGTCTGATTCCCAACGCTTTGTTACTTGTTTTTGTATATTATGCTCAAACTGTTGTATTTGTTTGTTTATCTCTGCTTTTATTAATTCTTTCTCTTCTGCGCTAGTATGTATTTTATCAATAGCGTTACCAACACTATTAACTAAATCAGTAGCGCCTGCGCTAAATATTTTTTTTATAATACTCATAATTTTTTTTAATATAACCAACAGGCATTAGGCTTACTACTATCGTCATCTAGATGCAAAAATGTCTTGCCTATTCCTAAACGCCTACCTAAACCTACTTTTATTATTGCGCTAATTAATTCACTTCTATCTGCACTATTATTACAATGTATATCTACGGCTCTACAAGGTACTTTTGCGTGACTACTACCAACTCGCCCACCTACTTTTAGATTATGTTCTGGCGTTCTGTAGCCACTATTTATTTTTATAGGCTTGCCGTAAATATGTCGTATCTCGTCTAATTTGTGTAAAAAATCTATACACATTTTACCACCGTCAGATGTTGGTAAACCACTATTTGCATCGTCTGGACTAGCAAATTCATCAAAGTCAAAATAGTTTAACATAAGCGTTTTTTTAATTTTTTTTGTGTTTTACTTGTTTTTGTCAAAATCGTTTTTAAGCCTATTTATAGCGTGTTTAAGCAACTTTACTCTAGCTAGCATATGTGTATATTAAAAACTTGAGATGTTGCAATAGACTAAAATTACTAGATAACGATTTTAACAGTTTTTAGTTAAAAAAATAATTGTGTTTTTTCTTGTTTTATTTACAAGTTTTGTTATCGCACTTGTCAAAACAAACTTTTTTAAAACTTAGTAAGTGTACTAATTTGCATATAAATCTTGTCATTTTTTTTGTTTTATAAATTCTAAAATAATGTCTATCTTTTTTTTAATTTCTTGCATATTCTCTGCATTTTTTTCGTGATGCTTAGAAAATGTATTTTTTACTTCATGTATACTAAAAAAGAAAAATCTATATAAAGCGTATAAACTACCCAACAATAATACTACAGATAAACCATAACTTTCTATCAATTTTAGTATCTCTTCCATTGTTATCTTTTTTTACAAGTGTTTAGTGTAGCTATATTTTTTTCTAATTCTACTATTCTATCTTCGCACTCGTTTATAATCTTTATTTTTTTTTCTAACCTTTGCTCTAGTACTTGTATATCTTCGTCTAGTTGCCCTATTTGACTATATGCAATACCCATAGTAAATATTATGCCTATTATCCATATAATGTTACCTATGCTAATTGTAAAGTCTTTTTGTATCATCTGCCTTGCCCTCTGTATTTTTTCTTGTAGCCACTCTGCCCTTTACTAGCATTTTTGCTATGCTTACGCCTTTTTACTTTTGACTTAGGTATAAAACTTGTTATAAATTTTTTAGCCATTATTTACGCTTATTTCTATAATATAAAAATCTATCTACAGTATATATAATAGAAACTACAAGTAAAGCAATTTGTAATACTTGTTCTACTTGTGTAAAGCTAATAGCTAGTGTTACACTATTTAACCCTAGTACATCTGCGTTTTGCATTATTAGGTTTTTCATTATCTTGCTTTTGTAAATAGCTTTTTAGTTTTTTTATGTTTTCCTTTTTTACTTTATATGTCAAAACTCGCATCTAAAAAACTTCTTAATGTTAATTTATTTTTTTGTTCATACTTGTCTAATACTATACCACTAAAATAAGTATCTTTTGTAGGTGCTAAATCACCATTACTGTTAGTGTTGTACTCTGCGAATAAATGATTGTTGTTACACAAATAATCTACTAGTCTAGTGCTATAATATTCCGCAGTATTTTTTACTATTTCACGCATATATTTTATATCTTCTAAATCGGCAGGTGTGCTAGTTTCAGATATTTTACGCACTATATCCTTATTCATAATTTTATAAGACAAAAAAGGCAAACACTCATATAAACTATAGTGTATAAGTACAGGTTGTATATATTCGTCTGTAAATGTTTTATAGTTGCCACCTAAAGAAGATGTAGATATGTCGTTAGCAATTTTATCGTATAAATCTGTTCCTAGTAATTGGTGTATATGTATGTCTTGTGCTACCTTTATATAAGGTAGTAATAACTCTACATCTACATTACCGTTTATAGTAGTAGATTTTTTTATAGTATCTTCGCTTACAAATAATACTGCCATTTTTTAATATCCTTTTTTAGTTACAAATCCTTTATTAGCCATACGCTTAGGTGCTACAGGTACTTCCTGTGGGTTTACTTCTGGTTTAAAACCCATACTTCTAGCTTTTGTTGTAGTTACTATAGCGTCTACACTACTAGGCTTTTCACCTGCCTGTAAATATATTCTTCTATAAAATCTATGATGGCAATTACCGCCACCTTTGTACTTCCATATAGAATAACTACTATCGCCTTTTCTTGCCCACTCTCTATTTATACCGTTTGTTTGCATACGCAGTATATCCTCTTTTCTATATACCTTACCACTATTTGCGGCTCTCATCATAGCATCACAAAATGTTCTTGTTTTACCACTTGTTCTACTTAATGCTCTATCTTCATTGTATACATATCGCACTCTAAACTTGCTTTTATGCTCTTGTGTGCTTTGTCCGTCTTGTTCTGATTTTGCATTAGGGTATGCTCTACCTGTTCTAGCTAATTCTATTTTTTGTAGGTTATACTCAAAATCAAAATCCTCGTGTTCACCCTCTGCATCGTCCTCGTCTATAAGTTGCCAATTCTCTGTATCTTCATACTCGCCATATTTTTCTAGTACTTTGTCAAAATCTACATCTTTTGCAAACTTATGATTACAACATGTACTAAATTCTAATTTTTCTGCTACTACTTCTTCATCATCTTGTAATGGTGAATAACCTAACTCTTCCCTAATTTCGTCTTGTGTTAACACTTCTTTTAGTGTATCTGCATCAAACATAGAATTTAACGGCTTAACATCTTTTATACCTATTGGTATAGTTATACCATTAATTGCTAAAAGTTTCTTAAAAGTCTTTAAAAGGTTATTTTGAAAAGGTTTTATAACGCTATTCATATACAACTCATAGGCTTGTAGTAATTCTGTACGCCCACCTAATTGCCCCTCTGTTTTAACACCTAACAACATAGGGCTTGTTACTCTATGCCCTATCATTATATTCTGTATACATAACTCGTTTAGTGTTTGATATTGTTTATCTGCATCAGATACTTGTATAGGTATAATTTCTGGCTTACTATTTGCGTCATCGCTAAAAGTTAAAACGAATTTGCCGCTATTATTAGTGCCTGTAAATTTCTTAGCTAGTTGTTTTTCTATTTGTACTCTTTCTTCTCTTGTAGGTACACCGTTTGTAAAGTTTACAAAATACGATGCACTAAAACCGTTGCTTATATTATTTAAATGATAGTCAGATGTTAAATTATCAATTTGTATCCAATTAGTACTCGCTACATAGTCTGGTGTGTGGTACAATTCCATAGCAGGCGAATATAAACCGTTATAAAGTAGTTGGCTACCCTCACTTCTATCCATCATATTAAAGGGCATAATGTGTTTAGGTGCATATTCTTTCTTACGATATTGCGCCCAATCTGTACTTATAAAGTAACAAGGTACTTTACCATCTTCGTCAGGTGTACCAATTCTTACTTGTTCAACAGGTACATGATGTAACTCTGCTATTTTAGTTTTGTCTTTACTCCATATAACATTTATAGCGTATGCACCTTGTAGTTTTAAGTCAAATGCTAACTTAACAAATAATTCGTGTGCGCTTTCTTTACCGTTTACTGCGGCTAATAACTTTTTTAGTGCTACAAATTGTTCAAGGTTTTCTGTTTCTTCTATTAAAAAGTCATCGCCTGCAATCATAGATGCA